CCATTTTCTTTGTTTTAGCCATGATTTACCTCAACATTTCCATCTTGCTAAGGAGGCCGCCTTGCGGGTGGGCTTGCCTTTTTCATCTTTCATCGGGCCGGGCATACCAGACATACGAGCACAGAACGAATCCTTGCGCTTGCCGCCTTGTGGCTGCGGAGCCTTCAAGTTGCTTCCTGTTGCTGCGTTGTACTTGGCACGACCTTTGGCAGTCAAACCCGCTCCCTTGGAAGCAGGTAGCTTCTCACCACGACCAATTGCAAGGGAGGGAGTCTTCTTAGCCATAGAACACCGTGACTTTTGCTACGTTGGGTGCTGTGCCGGGTAGCGTTACATGAATGCTCGTGTCAAACAAAATGCCTTCGCCGGGAATGTGCAATACAACGGGTTGCGTACCTGTGCCAATATTAAATTGCAGGCGAATCGTGCCAGAAGCACCTCCGTCACGGAAAATAACATCCCCCGCTGTTCCACCAGAAATGCAATGGTATGCCTTGAGGCGGTTGCGCCCAGATACCATTGTGCCTGTAGCCTCTATGTGTGCGGCTTTTACGTCTGTTTGCATCATGATGATTGCTCCGTTTCCGGTTCTGGGGCTTCTATCCTGTTTATGAGCATCTTGTACGCTTGGATCGTGGCCTGAGATTGAATCAAAAAGGTTTGCGCCTTATGTGCTTCAGTCTCAAGTTCACGAATCTCAGTCTCCAAGAATTCCTTGGTGATCTGCATCTTAAGCCGCGCTAGAGCACATGATGAAGTAAGGCGTACCGTCTGAAGCCACAACTCTTAAAGTCTTGGCAATAGTGGCGGTGCTTGTTACAAACATAGCTGCGGGGACATTGAACAAGTTAGCCACTGTGCCAGTGCCGCTGTTTGTAAAGCGGATGAACGAAGCATTTGTCCAAGTACCGCCAGAAGCAAAGTCAGAATCCGCTTGGATAGCTGCAATTGTGCCGCCGGGATTGGTAGAAGAGCCGCCCAGAGTAGCGCGAAGAGCGTTACCTGCGCCAGAGATAGTGCCAGAGCCATTGATGCTCAAGCTGACGTGCGCACCGTTGACAGTACCGCCAGTAGCTGCACCAGCACCTGTGACTCGTGTCAATGCGCGAATGGTTTCGCCAGAACCGGTGGAAGTAAATTCCAATCGGTTGTACGACAAGCGTGTATCGCCAGTAGCGGCTGAAGTCGTAACATACGACTCAGATACATTACCAGCAGTGGTTTCAACAATAGGAGAAGAAGCTGTTCCGCCAATAAAGCCATTTTGTGATGCGACTGGGCCGGAGAATGTGGTTAATGCCATGATATTTTCCTTACATGCAAGTTAGGCGTATCTGTCTGCATGTCGTCAGCCGGGACTGTCAGATACACCGGAAAGCCCGGAATGGTTTTAATATAACTCAAAAGAAAAGGGGGCACAAGGCCCCCTTTTTCATCAGGACGAACCGGGGGATGCGTACATTCCCAATGGATCAGACCAGCCGAACGAATAACGCTCGCGAGACTTATAACGCACGTTACCGGTGTCGAAGTCGCCGTCCATGCTGTTAGACAGCGGAGTACGGACAAAGTGCTTCATACCGTTAGGCACGTCGGTAGTCAGATACCAACCATTGTTATCGGTCAAGAAGTGGTTCTGTGTGTACCCTTCAGGGATAGAACCATTGTTCTTCAGTGCATTGATATCGTTGTCGGCAGTTCCAACGCGGAGGCTGGTTTCCAACAGGCGGGTAGCCACGAATTGCAATGAGGGAGGAACAATCAACTTCTTAGGCTTAGCAGCGATCAACAAACCACGCTCGTCTGTCCAAGCAGCGATCTGAATAACAGCGTTTTCCAACGAAGTTTCATTCAAGTCAGCAGCAGTGGCGGGACGGTTGGAGTTAGTGCCACCGTTAATCAGCGGGTGAGCAGTGCTGAACAGAGAAACGCCATCACCACCGGTATAAGCGGCAGAGAAACCGTTGTTCAAAACAGCAGCAGCTTTAACCTGCTTGGTGTAGGACATAGCACGAGCCAGACCTTTGGTGTAACGAGCAGACAAGCTGTCGTACAAGTTATCTTCGATGGCCTCTTCGGTCAACGAGAAACCCAAAGCAATGGTTTCGTGGTTATATCGAGCAGTCCATGCTTCCTGTGCATTGTCATAAGCGATGGCTTGGCCTTCGTTTTTAACTGGAGCAGCAGAGAAACCAGACAGTTTGGTCTCTTCTTCAAAAGAACGCTCTGAAGTTTCGGTTTCATAAATTTCTTTATGTTCCTCGCCATAGCGAGCATATTCCAAACCAAACAAAGCATTCAAACCGGGAAGGAGTTCCTTCAGTAGTTGTGCGCGTGAAATAGCCATTTAAGTAACTCCTTATGCGCCAGTGGCGGAATAGTAGCCATGCAGACCTTGGTTCAACTTAACCAAGATTTCAGGATACTGAGTGAAAACCACAGTCGATGTGTAAACACCAGAATTCAATGTGAATGTGGCGGCTTGGTTCAGCACAACGGAAGTTGCGCCTGCTGCGGCTGCGGTATCAACAAAAGAACCTGTATGTGCGATTTGACCATTTGTGGTCAACACAGAGACGTCTGTACCAACTGGCAATGCGAAAGGCAAAGCACTCACGGTCAAGGTAGTTGTACCTGAACTGAAAGTAGCTGTACCCAAATCAACTGCTGTGTCAGGAACAACACCAACCATACGCAAAGGCAGGGTAGTGGTGACAGGAGTGTTGGTTGGAGCCAAAACTGCGTTAGCAGAGTTGCCAGTGGTTGTGCTACCGGTATTGTTGATAGCTGACAGGTTAGTGCCAATCATCGCCAAAGCGCCAGAAGCGACAGTAGTGCCAGAAGAACACACAACAGCCTTGAACACAGCATCGGGATCATCCAACACATAGGCTTCGCAGTCGCCAGCGGCGGTGCTTGCGGGCCAGTATTGTGAAAACTGCTTTTGCTTAGTCAGAGGATTGGTGAATGTGCAACCCAAGAAAATACCGACGGTCTGGTTCAAACCAGTGCCGGTATCAACTGTGGCGCGTGTGGCAAAGCCACGGGCTAGAACAACGAAGTCACCATAGAAGATGTCAGTACCATAACCGTACTGGATGGGGTACATACGAGTAGAACCCGCAAATACTTGACCACCAATCAGGTTCTGTGCCAACAGCCCGTATGGAGCTGATACGACAGGATATGCCATTTAAAAACTCCTTGAATTAAACACCTTTGCCAAAGCTTGTCGAAGACTTGTTCTCTCTGAAGAGTGGCATCCTCGGGTCACTTTGACGCATTAGGCTATTGTCTACAGCATCCGTTTGAGCTTGTGTCATTTCCGCAAAAAATTCATTGCGTTGTTCCATAAACTCAACTGGGCACTTACAAAGCAACAGCCCACCAATTTCGATATTATTTTTAAATCGACTATCGGGGTCGATTAAGAACTGAAACTTCGGTTGTTCTTCGATTGCGACTGGCTCCCAACCTTCCCGGAACTTGCCGGAGATGTTTCGCTGGTCAACTTTCTCTAGAACTGTTACCCGAACCCATCTGTACGCATATCCCGGCTGTTTATCAGGCTCAGGAAGGAGTTCCGCTTGCTGCCACTTTTTAGGGCGCTCTTGCGTTGCTCTGCTCTGCATTTCACGCGACAATCTGCTCTCTGCTACTTTTACGTCTGTTGCCATCTTAGGCCTCCAATTTCATTGCTTCACGAGCGTACTGCTCGTTGGTTAACTTCAATTTTTTAGCCAAGGCAACTTGTGTCTTTGTTAGCACTACCTGTTTAGGGGCGGTACTACGTCTAGCAGGTGCAACGACTGTGCTTGGTTTTGTACGTTGAGGTTTATCCTCATCGTTATTTGTAGTAGCCGCGAATTCCTCTGGGAATCTACGTCTAACTTCTTTGTCGATACTGCCGTAATATTCGTCAGTACCTATGTATCCACGTCCGTACCGTTCTGCAAGTTCTTCGTGGACTCCTTCAGCAAATTTGCGCATCGCCAACTTGTTTCGGTCTACAAACCATGGGTTGTTCGAGACCCAGTTAGCGACCTTAGGATCCATCTGCTGACTCGCAGGCTGGTTAGTTTGGGTAGTTTGTACACGATTTTCTTCAACTTGTACAGTAGGCCTGAAATTTTTTGCTTTATCAAGCTTCATTTCTGCCCGAACTAACTCCTTCTGTGCAGCCAAAAGCTTGTCAGAATCGCCAGAGTCATAAGCATCTCTGTAATTCCGCTCGGCTTTGTCAAGTTCCATTTCAGCAGAACTTTGGTACGTGGAAATTAATTCTTTCTCGCCATTTTGTATCATAGATTTGAGTCTTTTATTCTCATCTAAGATACGCTCAGCGACTGTTAGCGCTTCCTGTTGTTCACGGAAAGCAGCTTCTTTTGCCCGACGTTCATCATGCCAAGCTTTTTTGTATTGCTTGAACTTGACTTTTACGTTCTTTGTGTACTCCTCGGACTCATCAGCCTTTTCTAATTCTTGCTGTGTGTTTTCATCCAAAGGAGGTGTTGCAAATTGATCCTCTTGGGGGGTGTCATCGACGACTTTTACTTCGACGTCATCATCTCCCTCAATCTGGATATCTAC